AAATATGTAAATTTTAAATAAGAATTAAAATAGAATGATGATATTTAGCATTTCCAATCAAAAATAATTGGAAATAAAATTATTTAATTGTTATTTAAAGACAAGCAAATATATATTTGGAGATGACATTTCAAAAGAAATTGTCGATAATGCCTTGTTAACTCAGTCGGTAGAGTGCCTGCCTTTTATTTTTCATTTTAGTCACAAAATGTGGTTATGAAAAGAAGTTAGCAGGTGGTCACGGGTTCGAGCCCCGTACAAGGTTTTGAGATCCCCCTTTAATAATAAAGTGGAATCTTAATAATTAATCAAAGATATAAGAAAACTGAAATACGATATTTTTGATCAAAATTTTAAATTTTTAAAAACAATATTAAATAAATGTTTTTAGGAAATAGTAATCAAATGTTATGTATTGTAAGAAAACAAAGTAATGGATTATATAAAATTGAACTTAGGAAACCAGTTACAATATGTTGTTTCTTTAGAAGTAAGTATTTCTATAGTAAAGAGGAAATTTTTAATCTAACAGATGAACAAGTAAGAAACTACGAAGTGCCTTTCTGTCGAATAGATAGTGTTTCAATAGACATATATCCGAAAAGAATATTTACTACTTAAGAGAAAAAAATAATATAAATAAATGGATTTAAAAGAAATTTGTCGTAAATTAGGGATAAATGTGAGTAATACGGAACCAAAAAAAGCTATTGTTGATGAATGTAAAAGAATAGGGTTATCAGAAGAAGAAACAAACAAAGTTAATGAATATTTCGAAAACCATCCTAACGAATTTATGATTAATGAAAATATATCATTTTCATATTGTAAAATCGTTTATTTAATTGTTACCAAATTAAATATTACAAGTCCTTGATTAAATTTATAATTTGTGAATTATAAATTATTACCATTTCTCAGTTACTCGTCCTTTACAATTTGCAGCTTCAATACCTAAATGTAAAACATAATCATTATTATCTAATAAAGTTAATGTATCAAAAAAAGCATCTCTGAAAAATGTATCAGCATTAGAACAATCTTTAGAATATGAATGATAATATTTAGTTTTATTAAAATAAAGTTGCATATAACCCATGAAAGTAACACCTCCGTAATCTTTCAAATTAATTTGATTTAAATAATCATGTTTGTTTTGATAATCTTTTCGTTTGAATGAATATAAAGCTTCCTTATTAATGCAGTTATTATTAAAGTATGTTTCGAATTTTTCAGGTAAAATAATATCAGCATCTAAAAGTAAAATCCAATCATCAGGATATTTTTCATGAAGTTCTTTTTGCATCATATGTATAGCTCCTGCTTTATTTATTTCAGCATTCTTAAAAAATTCAAAAGTTCTGTAGTGTTGTTTATTGGAATCACAAAATGAAATTGTATCAGTATCTGATTTATCAGTAATAATATGAAAATTATCCTTTTCAAAAAATTTTATATTGTGTGGGTATGTAAAAGTTAAAAAATCCGTATAATTTACACATATAATAATTACATGAACATTTTTTAATACCATTGTTTTATTTTTATGATTGTTTTATTTTAAGTATTTTTTACATAAAAAGCGTCACCCCATCCATGACATGTCATATCAATCATTTTTCTTTCAAAATTAAATTCTTTCAAAAAGGATTCTAGTTCATCAATTAATGGACAGTTTTTATATAGATGCTTTGCATTTACTTCAAGATATAAATATTTAGCGTATTTTAAAATATTTCTCATTCCTTTTAGTGCCAATAATTCCGCTCCTTGTATATCAATATTAACAAATTCGATATATGTAATATCGATATTATTTTGTTTTAGAAGAGTTTCAACTGTTATCGTATTTTTTTTATATCTTCTAACTTCAAAAACGTGAGGATGTTCTTTTAAATGAATATCAAGTTCTAAAATACTTGATGATTGATTGTTATTCGTAATAATAAAATCTCTCTCATCTCCATCTATATCAGAAATTAAAGCATCAAAAATTTTTAATTTATTATTATATTTTAATTTCATTCGATTAACAGTTTCGGAATTTCCTTCAATCCAAATAATATTATCATCAGTAAAACCTACAGTATTATACATATTTTTTTCTTGACATTCATCAGCACCTATATGTAATATATATTTACTTCTGTCAAAAGCAAATTGTTGAGCTAATGTATTGAATGGTATTAACATTTTTTTTATAAAAAAACTTTTCTTTAAATTTTTATAATAGAAAAAATAGTTTAAAGTAAAAATGTTTATTATAAAATGAAAAAATGTATGATATTTAACTATATACCTCATAAAAGTCCGAAACATCCTAACTTTTTAATATGGTATGAAAAATATCAGGAACATTTAAAACAAATGTTTTTTGAAACAATAGAAATAATTCATGATAATACAGATTTTATAATCAATAAAGAGAATATTGAAACAGAACAGAACTTTAATCTTTTTATAAATATGATTTATAATGCGTCATCTAAATATATTGAAAAAGACATTTAAAGTAATAAGAAGTTAATTATATATATCTTATGTCTGAAATCGAAAAAAAGAGTAAATTTATATCAAATATAAGTTCGAATCTTTCTAATGAAGAAAATGAAAATGATGATAATTACTATAATGAATATGAAAATTCAGATACAGAATTAGATAAAGAAATAAAAATAAGTGATGAAATACAAACTAATTTATTAAATTATGTTAGTACAAGTTTAAATCATAAAATAATTCCTTTATGTGAATATTTAACAAGTGATATGGTTTTAGATTTTGTTGAACAAATACAAATTAATAAGAAATCATTATTGAATTATTTATAAAAATAAACTTCACTTAAAGAATCACAAACTTCAAATAAAATGGATATCGTAGATTACACTGAAAAATCTTTTGTTTTATGCGGAGATACTAAAATTCATAAGAATATTCTTATGGAAATGGGAGGTAAATGGAATCCTAATTTAAAAGTAGGTGCTGGATGGATTTTTTCAAATAAGAAAAAAGATTGTGTATTAGAATGGATGAATACAATCGAAAAAACACCACAAGTAAATTTGAATTCACTTCAATCAACAAAAATTGAGTCATCATTTATCAAAAAAGTTGATACTATATCAGAAGAAATTATATCAGAATTTTCAAATGAATTATTGAAATCGGATTGTATAAAAACATATCATTTTTTACATGATGATGATAAAGTTACTTTATATAGAAAACTATTTTTTAATTTTTTAGTATCAAGAAATAAAGATATGACTTATGAAGAATACAAATCATTAGATATTGAAAAAATAATTGAATATTGTATAATAAAACATTTTAAAAGTCAATCTAATGATATTTTATGAATCAAGACCATAACTTTTTTTATCACTATCAGATATTTTTGTTAATAAAAAAGAATAAGCTGAAGGTGGACATTTTAATTCCTTTAATTTTAAAACAAAACCTAATGTCATAAGTTTTTGATTAGGATTATCAGCTTTAAGTTTTTTCTTTAAGCCATCATCAATGATTTTTGACATTCCAAAATCAATAATATACAATTTGTTATCTTTGTCATACATATAATTTAAAATATTTGAATCACCATGAAATACTTTTGTTTCATCTAATTTTTGAAAAATATTATATACATCTTCTTGTTGTGTTTTTGTTAAATTACCTTTTTGTTTTTTCATTATTTCATAAAGATGTGAATCAAGTTTATCCATAACAATATAATTTTCATCTACATTAAAATCATATATTTTGGGGCATATATTTAATTTCGATGCTTGTAGTTGACATTGTGCTTCTTGAAGAATGTTTTTCTTTGATTTGTTTTTTTTAAAAGTTTTCATAGCATATTCTTTATTTTTCTTATCTTTTACTAAATATGTAGTTCCATCTTTTCCAACATTACCTATTTGATTTAATATAGTGTATTTTTTTGTAGATGATGATGACGACGATGATAAAGATGATGAAGTATCCTTATTTTCTATTCTAGATTTTTTAAATTTCTTATCTGTCTTTTCATAATCTTTAAAAAATAGATAAATCATATTTACGAGTTCTTTTTTTGTTTTATTTTTTGTATTCATATTATTGAATTCTTCAGATAATTCATCAACTAATTCTTTCAATTCTATAAAATTTTGTTTTTCTAAAAAACTTATATTCATTTTTATTTTGTATTATAATTTTTACTTTTTAAAATTAATATATATGAAAAAATGATTTTAAAAACATTCACACATCATATATATTAAAAATATGATGAACGTTGCAAAGAAACCAAGAAAGAGTAAGAAATACATTTTTGTTCTCAATAATATCAATGTGGAAAAAATTAAACAAAAATATGGTATCACTATTGTTTCTAATTTAACTAATAACGAACAACCAATAAATACAACTAAATTAAGTGAATTAAATGACATTACAAATTCGGGAATAAGTAATGAAACGATATCTTTTTTAGATGAAACAAAAAGACTCTTTCAATGTAATATATCAATGATTGATTTCTCAACATCAAAAGATATTAAAACACTTAGATATAACTGTTTTTGGGATAGACATCCATTTAATACTGAACCTATAGGATGTCCGATACGATATGTATCAAATAAAGGTGTAAAATCATATTTTTCTGAAATTAGTAAGGATAAGTATTTGATAAAAGAAAATATAACATATCACAAGAAAAATTTATTGAATTCTCAACAAAACTTTGTTTTCATACCAATTAAATCAAATTCATCAAGAATAACTATTGATGAAAATGAATATTATGAAACAGATGGTATTTTTTGTTCTTTCAATTGTTGTCAAGCTTTCATTAATGAAAACAAACATAATCCACTATATGAACAATCAACTTTTCTATTGAATAAGATATTCAACGAATATATTAAAATTGTAACAAAAGAGAAAGAACAAAAAATTAAGAAAATTGTTCCGGCTGCACATTGGAGACTTTTGTTACAATATGGAGGTGATAAAACAATATTAGAATTTCGTGAGACATTCAATAAAAATGAATATATATTACATGATACAGTATTTTTAAGAAATAAATTCAAACCTGTTGCTACATTATTTGAAGAAAAAATTAACTTCTAAAATAAATTTATATATATTATATATAAATTCAAATATCAATTATAAATTGATTTAACATTTCTTAGACTTTCTTGACTTACGTCTCTTTCTTTTACCATCAGAATGCTTCTTGGATCTCTTAGATCTCTTAGATCTCTTAGATCTCTTAGATCTCTTAGATCTCTTTCCATCATCAGAATGCTTTTTGGATCTCTTAGATCTCTTAGATCTCTTAGATCTACGTTTTCTACCATCAGATCTCATAGAAGCGCTAAGTTTCTTTCCATCGGAATGCTTCTTAGAATACTTCTTAGAATGCTTCTTGGTTCTACGTTTTCTACCATCAGATCTCAAAGAAGCACTAAGTTTCTTTCCATCAGAATGCTTCTTAGATCTCTTAGATCTCTTAGATCTCTTAGATCTCTTAGATCTCTTAGATCTCTTTCCATCAGAATGTTTCTTGGATTTCTTAGATTTCTTAGATCTACGCTTTTTACCATCAGAATGCTTCTTAGAATGTTTTTTGGAACGTTTTCTACGTCTCTTACCATCTGATGATCCTTTTCTTCTCTCCTCAAGATATGCATTGAATTGCTCAGGAGTCATATTCGCTATATCAACATTGTCTTCATCATCATTATCAACAACATTCTTTACGCGTGGTTCTTCTGGTTCATCATCAGGAAGATCAAAAGCACCAGGTGAACGAGGATTAAAATCACCTATGGCTTTACCCCCCAAATCTTCAAAATCCGCATCACCTCTTGTATATTTTTGATGACATTTATTCAAATAATAAGCTACAATTCGTTTCTTTTGAGTTTCACTTACACCAGGATAAGTATGTGTAGCATATCTGAATTGAACACTTTGTATCCATGTGTTAAAAGCATTTTTTCTTTGAAGAGGACCGTACATAGAAAGATATTCTCTTTGATAAAAGTCACAAAGAAGTCTCCATACCGTATTATTAGTTTCTGGAACTTCATTTATTCTTCTAAAATCTTCTAAATAATCTTCAGAAACACCAGCAGCTTTTAATAAAACCAAATTTTTCAATTTATCTCTTTGACTATTCAAGTTCTGGGACCCATAGAAATTCTCCATTGCTTTAAAATCTTTAATAATTTTTGTATTTAATCCTAGCCATGGAACTGATTGATCAACTTGAACTTGAAACATATGACCTTTACTATCCTTAATTTGTGTTACAGGAACCAAAAGACTACTTGCCATAGGAACGTAGCCGTCAGCTCTTCTTTTAGAACTTTTGTTTTGAAATCGCATTTTTATTTATATAGAAAATTATTTTTTTTTGTAAAAAAAATCAATTTAAAAAAAAATAAAAAATCATAATTTCAATATTTCATATTAAATTCAAAAGAATTCGGTCTTTTTTTCAAAATTTTAATTGGAGCATATTGTCTTAGCTTTTCTTTATTAAAATCTCCATATGTTGTATTCCATATAGTATATTTATTTGTACATTGTTCATATTCTAAAGTATTCTTAACATCATAAACAATTCTAGTGATTGTTTCACCAATCATATTTTCTATGTATTGTGATTTTGAAATTCTTGTATCAAAACCAGTAGGATAATTATAACTAGAATATACAGTATTCATAACTTCGAAAATTCTTTTATCTGGAACAATAATATCTCTTCCTTTTTCATCAACGCCATTCAATAAAAAAGTACATCTTGAAGATATAAAATTTACTACATTAGTTGTAAAAAACTCTTTTACGTATTCATTGTCGTAATTTTTAGATCCAACATACTGAGTTTGTTGAAAAAAATTCAAATAAACATTTTTTGCTGTATCAGGATTTGTATCACTTGGAGTAAGCATAAGAGATAGATCATCTTTGATATAGTTTTTTGTTATATCAGTGAGATTTCTGTAATCGTTTAAGGATGAAAATTTACTATATTTATTCATTTTTATTGTGTATTATATTATTTTTAAAATGAATAAAAAATTCTACATGGATTGAAAATTTTTGTTGATATGTTTGTCTTCAACTTCTCTACTTTTCATCATCATCGTCGCTGCGTTCAAAAGATCTAATTTTTTCTGTTCTCGTTTTTTATTTTTTGTTTCATATTCATCATAATTGTGAGATATCGAATTTTTTTTATTTTTTGATTTTGGTATTATTTCTGCAACTTCTTGTTCTGTTAAAGGATTTAAAGTATTTTCTTCATCACCGTTAATTTCAAATTTTTCATCTTCATCACTTAAAATATCATCTATAGGTGTACCACCTGGGATTATTTGTTCTTTCGGTTTATTTTTTATTTGATTATAGCTCATTTCTTGTTTTGCTTTCAATTCATTTGTAGTTTCAAGTGATTCTAATTCATTTGTGGTATTCTGTTGTTTTAACATTTCTTTTTGTTGTAACATTTGCTGTTGTTGTTGTTGTAATAACATTTGCTGTTGTTGTTGTTGTTGTAATAACATTTGCTGTTGTTGTTGTTGTTGTAACATTTGTTGCTGTTGTTGTTGTTGTTGTTGTTGTTGTTGTTGTAATAATATTTGTTGTTCGTTCTCATCATTTTTTTGTAATAGAGAAACTTGATAATTAATCCAATCAATTAATTGAAATGATTCATATTTATCTACTTTAACACCATTATGAATTAAAAGTAAACAAGGAACATTTGAAATTTCTAAAGGTGATAATAAAATACGTTTTCTATAAATTTCATTGTCAATACAAAGTAAAGTAATATTCAAAAGTTGAATCAAATTTTTTGTTGTTAATAAATCCAAAAGTTGCTTTGAATAATTAGAATACTTACTATATAACAGTATTTTTGTAGTCAAGTCATAATTCATGGTTTTTCCTATAGTTTCAAAACTTTTAAATATGTATTTTTATAAAAAAGCATTATATAAAAATTATTTATATATAATAAAGAATGGAAAGTAATAAAAAAATTTCAGATACAAATTCAACATCACAAAAACCTAATATAATTTTAGATATAGATCAAACATTAATTGATGCTGTTTATCTTGGAAAAGAAAATATAGATAAAGACGAAGATGATGAATATTATGATTTTTTAAAAAACAAAGAAAAAGCATTAAAGTTTGATTATGAAAATTTCGATGATTATTATGTAATTTTCTTTCGTCCTCATTTACAAAAATTTTTAGATTATATTTTTGAAAATTTCAATGTAAGTATTTGGACTGCAGCAAGTAAAGATTATGCTTTATTTATTATTGAAAATATAATTTGTAGAAACGATCCAAACCGTAAATTAGATTATACTTTCTTTTCATATCATTGTTCGTTATCTAAAAAATTTAAAAAAGGAACAAAAGATTTAAGCATTATGTGGGATTTATATAAAGATCCAAAATTTTCTGAATCAAATACATTTATATTAGATGATTATGATGAAGTTTATAAAACTCAACCAAATAATTGTATTTTTGTTGATCCACCATTTCATTTTAAAGCAAAGGGAAGTGAAAAAGATAATTTTTTATTAAATTTAATTCCAAAACTTAAAAAAATTAAAATAAATATCGAAAAAGGTAAAAAGAATTTTTTGAATGTTTAATAATTTTTGTTCTTTGATTTTTTTTTCACATATGAAAAAAAACATATTCTAAATTTTTTAATTGATTTTCAAAAAAGTAAGATTGATGTTTAAATGTTTTGAAAAAAAGTAGCAAAGAATATTCAACACACACACAATTTTCCATTATTTTTTGTTTGAATCATAAATTAAGGTTCAATTAATATTTTTTATATATTTATATGAAAAAAAACATATTATAAATTATATTTTCAAGAATGAAATGAAGTTGTAGTAAAAATAGAATGATTGGTTTATTAAAAAATCTTATTCTTCATCATTATTTTTTAAACTTCTTAAATCTTTGTTAATCAATGTAGTTTGCTCTTTGATTTTTTTTAACAAATTTAAAAAAATATTCTTAATTTATAAAAATGGCTTCAAAATTTATATGTAATTTTTGTAATAATAGTTTAGAAAGTTTGAAAAGTTTAAATCTTCATAAAAAAACCAATAAAAAATGTTTACAAATACAAAACAATGAAATATTATTGTTATCATGTAATTACTGTTCTAAAAAATTTAATAAAGGAAATTTGAAAACTCATCTTAAAACATGTAAAGAGAAAAAAATATTTGAATATGAAGAGTTGTTAACATTATATAAAAATTCAGTAATTGAAACTGAAAGTTTAAAAAATGAAAATAATTTTTTAAAAGAAAAAATTGAATTTTATAGACATGAATATCAAAAGAATCAAGAAATAGTTATTGAAATGGCTAAAGAACCAAAAACTAAAAATAGTAAAATTAGTTTTAATAATAATACTAATAATATTTTTAATCTTTTCAATAAGCCTGAAAAAGTTAAGGACTTGATCGAACAATATTTATCAACAGATCATCTAATTGATGGACAAAAAGGAGTTGCAGAATTTACATTTCATCATCTAATAAAAAAAGATGAAGATGGAAACTATAATTATTTTTGTTCTGATCCAAGTAGAAGTGTTTTTAGATATAACAAAGAAAATGGAGAAACAGGAAGAGATATTGAAGCAGAACATCTTACTACTTTGTTATTATTAGGAGATTTGAAAAAACAATCAATAAAAAAAGCTGAAAAAATTTGGACAAATGAAGATGGAAGTCATGATTCTGAAATGTATAATTTACATATCAAAAATGCACAGGATGTAGTTGATATTGATAAAGATAATACAACTTTTAGAAAATGTTTAGCAAAAATGATATCATAGATAATTTTAATTAATTTTCAATTAAAATTAGTTCAAAAAGTTTTTCTCCCAATCATCAGCGAGATAGTCATATCTTTGATGAATTGCCCATTCATAAGCTTTTTCGATGAAATTTCGTTTTAAATTAGGTCTATTCAATACAAAAAAGATTTTGTCTAACATCTTTTCTTGATTTATAGGATATTTACATAGAATTCCTTTTCCCATAACTATTTCAGTTAAAGCACCTAAATCAACAGTGCATACTAAGCATTTTGCGCACATTGCCTCAACAGCGCTAATACAATATGTTTCTTTGAAATCTGTAGGATAAAACCAAATATCAGATTTCATAAATTCATTAGCGATTTCTTGTTGTGAAAGTCTTGAATGAAGAAATACATAAGATTTCATAGTTTCAATCTTTTGTAAAGTACTTTCATCAATATTTTCAATAAGAGCAAATATATAAAGTGTTGTTTCTGGAAATTTTGCCTTAATAAAAGGAAGTATATCAATTAGTTTTGATAGACCACGAGAAGGATCAGATGTATATATAAATCTATATGGTTGTTTTTCAATATGTTGATTCAAAAATCTTTGAGGATAAATAGCATTTCTGGAAACAAAAATTTTGTTAGAAGGTAAGTTAAGTTTTTCGATGATATTTTGTTTTTGCCAATTAGATACAGAAATGATTCCTTTGAATTTTGTTCTATGTGTTTGAAAACATTTGGATGAATCCATTACAGGTAAAACATCATGAACCCAAAGATAAACATTTTTAATATTATCATAATAAAGTAAATTTGAAGTAAATCTACTAACAATTAAATAATCAATTATATAAGTCAGAGCAAAGTTTGAAAAGTATTTGTAATCAATGTATTCAATATCATCGATGATTCCTTGATAATCAGTATTTTTATCTTCAAATGACCCAATAATAATGACTTTGTAGCCTTTTTTAATAAATTCTTTTGCTAAATTGATAGCCATATATTCAGAACCAGAGATTCTTTTATCACCTCTTGGATTCCAATTTTTAAAAATCATTTGTTGACCTCCAGTATGTAAAACAATAGTTTTGTTGTTACTTAATTTTAAAGATGAAATATTCATACTATCTGTAATAGCATATTTGACATTTAATAAAGGTTGATTATTAGGAAATGTTTGAAGCATACTTTTTAATTTATTAACAATAGAATAAACCTTTCCTAATTGCAATTTGATTTCAATATAAAGATAAGGTATAAAAAAATCAAAAATTTCAGGTTCCATCATTGTGAAATCATTAGAAGGTTTTGATTGTTTTGTAAGTTGGTCGAGAATAATTTCAGCTTGTTGTAAATTACCTTCATCTTTTAAAATTACAGCTAGTTTATAAGCGGGTTCAATTCTATCAGGATATTTTTTTTGAATGATGATTAATTGTTTTTTGAATTGTTCAATATCATAAGATTTCGTAGTAAAATTAATACAAGCCATTTCATATTCAGCAGAAAATTTATATTCTTGATTAATATTTTTTAGTTTATGTAAAGAATTAAAAAATGAAAGTGAATTAGTATAATCTTCTAATTGATAGTAAGTTTTACCAAGATAGTAAAAAATTCTAGGGTCTTTTGGATAATCTTTAGAATCTTGGAGAAGTAGTTCGATATCATTTTTGAATCTTCTAAGTGTTCTATTTTTATGTTCTGTAGTTTCTATATCATCAATAAAAATATCTGATGCTTCATTTATAATATCAAATTTATCTTTTTTAATATCAAGAATTTCATGAACTCTATATTTGTATCGATAATGAAGATCACTTTTAAATATTCTAATTGATTTATAAGAATCAATTAATATATCATTATATAAATGACCTATAGTTATCAAAAAGCATTTTTCATTTGATTTTGAAAGTAAATTTTTAAGATCATACCCTCCTTTTATGACATAACTATCATCTAAAACAATAGTATATTTGCATGTTTTTGAAGATAAATCGAGAGATTTGTTTCTGGCATCAGAAAAATTATTAAATTTAATAGAATGTAATTTTCCAGGAATATCTTTGAGTTCATTAATAATAATTTCTTTAGTATTATCGGTGCTACCAGTATCACATATAGTCCAGTAGTCTATAATATGTTTATTAATTTGAAGACAATCACGAAGAATGTTACCTGAATTTTTTACAATCATAACGAGTTCTAAAATATTATTTGACATAGTTTTATTAAAAACTTAATGTTTTTATATATATAATTTCTATAATCAAATGATTATAGAATTTAATTTGTTACTTTATATTTTACTTCTTAATTTCTTAATTAAATACCCTATTTTTATAATTTTCTTTAGTTTCATATGGATGTTTGTAACTACAGACTCTTGTAGTTGACATATTGACATAAATTCCATTCTGTAGTTGTATTCCTTTACATTTATCTCCATAACTACAATCATTTACTGTCAATTCAGCAAAAGAATGAGCAAAACGACAGTTATTTCCATGTGAACATTTTTTTTCTTTAAATAATTTACAAAGTTGAGTTTTTTCAATCTTTTTAAATGGTTGTTTTTCATCATTCTTTTGAAAAGAAACTCTTTCTAAATAGTTAGTTTTCGATTCATTAGAATGAATATTATTACAAATCTTGTTCTTATTAGTGTTGAAGAAATAACCATCTTCACTGAAAACCATGTTACAATTCTGGAATTTACAATCGTTAATTCTAAGTTCGTCAATTGAATGAGCGTAAGAACAGATTTTGTTGTTACATTTTTTTCCCGAATCAATAGAAGAACACAATTTAGTGCATGTGTAAATATTCTTTGAAACATCTACAACTTTCTTTTCTTTTTTCTTTATCTCTATCCATTCTTCATTTACGATAGGTGTAGGTTCTTTTTCGATAATTGTTTCGATTTTCTTTTTTTTAGGATTTAAACCAAGACAAGGATAGTCATCAGTATCCATAATGCTGTTATGAATAGTGTTTTCAAATTTTCTTTTTGTTGGAGATTTGTTAAACCAGGAAAGTTTGGAAACAACATTATTTTGATAGAGTTCATTCTCTTTTTCAATTTGTTCTTTTTCTAGTTCTAATTCATTTTTTTTAATAATTTCACTTATCATATAGTCATTAATTCTTGTAATGTTTAAAGGACAAGAATTTTGACGAATGCCTTGAACGTAAGATCTTTCATCATCACATTCTTCATTTTCCCAAGATTCATTATCAAAGTTAGGATCATCTTCACAGCACATATCATACCAGGAATTATCACGAATATTAGAAATCATTTTTCAAGTTTAATCAAATGTTGTAAATATAAAGAAAAAATCAAAAAAAAATCAGTTTTTCCTGAAAAAAAATTAAATATTTAAAGATGTTGTTAATACAATAAAAAATGAAATTTGTTTTTGTCGTAGAAGCATGTATCAATAGAAAACTTGAATATACTTATGACAATTACATAAATAATTGTGGATTTTCAGGAACTGATGCTCAAATTCTCGAAATGTCATATTGGTTAAATAAGATTGGACATAATTGTATAATTGTAAAAGATACAGAATTAAAAAAACTTAATCATCTAGACATAGATGTATTCTGTCCTTCTTTTTATACTTGGTTACCAACTGTTTTAAATTTTTGTAAAAAACTCAGTTTGAACACAAAGATATTGATTTATATACAGTCATTTGCAGATTGTAGGTCTATTTTTAGTTTGAAAAAGAATTTTTATATTGTTGGTGTAAGTGAATACGTAAAGTCATATTATTCAGAGTATGGTTATCCATATAAAACTATTTATAATGCTGTAAATGATGAAATTTTTACAAATAACATTCTTGATTATGAAAGTAAAAAAGGAAATTATGTTTTTTTTGCTTCGTATGAAAGAGGAGGTGAAATATGTTTAAAAATATTTAATTATCTGGAAAATATTTATGAAAATATAAACTTATATATAACAAGTTATGAACCAAAAGATAAAGATAAAATTTCTAAAAATATTTCAAAAAATATTAATGTATATTCATCTTTATCAAAAAAAGAAATCAAAAAATTATTGGACAAATGTGATTATTTTATTTATCCTTTAGTGAATAATATTAATGCTTCTGTTCACCATGATACATTTGCATGTGTAGTGCTAGAAGCTCTTGCTTGTGGTGTTTCTGTTATAACATGGGATGTAGCTTGTTTTAAAACATTATATGAAGATAATATATACCTGATTGAGCCTCCTGTATGTAAAGGATACGATGGATTAAGTCAATATGGTGTTAATAAAAATATGATTTCAGATTATTCTTATAATCTTTTTGTCGATAAAATAAAAGAGATAGAAAGTTCTCCAGAATTAAAATTATCGAAAAAAATAAAAGCACGTGAATGGGCTCTATCTCATATTTGGGAGAATAAAACAAAAGAGTTATTGGATTTTATATCATGAAGAATATCAAATTAAATTCCATTCGGATGGAAATATTTGGCATTTAGTATGTGAAAAGATCCATTGTTTTGGAGCATATACAGGATTTCTTAATTCATAAGCTCCTAAAAATGCTCCCCACCAACTAAAAGTAGAATTAGCACATATAGCTAAATCTGTACATAAAGACATAAATGCTAATGCTTTTTCTTCATCATCACAGTCAGTAATTAATTGAAAACAATCTTTTTTAAAAAAAGGTTCTTTTAAAACCCAATCATTATCGTCAGTAATTATATAAAACTTAGTTACATTTGGTTTCTTAATCTTGGCATCATTAATACAATATTCGTAATAAGAAATTGGTTGAATATAAAATGTATGTGAATGTTGTAAAAAATCACCTCTTCGAATATGAATGAAACCACAATTTTCAAAATTATATTTATAGGATAATTCTTTTCTATAAGATTCAAGACCGTTTAAAATGACATTTCTGATTTCTTTTTCAAATGGAGAAAATGGTTCATAGTATTGATAAAATGATTCTAAAAACATTCCAGGTTTAATCGAATC